AATCTCTCGCTCTCATACTCGAATATATTACCATATTTTGGGTTTTCCATTTCTTTCATAAATCGCAACATTTCAAATATTTGGGGACAACCAATTCCATCCGTTGTTAACAATCGCGAAACAATATGAGTATGTTCTTTATGCATGTATGTAAATACGATATAATACTCAATCAACATAAAAATGGTTGCGTGTTCAGAAAAGTCCGAAGTAATTTTTACAAGGCCTTCAATCGGTGGAGTTACCTCTCTCAAATATTGTTCAAATGGGTATGTAAACGCGGGGTCCATATCCAAACCAATGTTTACCGGTTCAGCAGAATCAATTCCATACAAATCAACCTTTCCATTAAAATGACAGATGTTGCCACTCTTTATATCAATGCCAATATATCCACTCTTTACAATATTGCCAAATAATGTTTTAATACTAGCATGTATCTCTTCAATAAAATTGTATGTATCCGATGTTTTATGGTCCGGATGATGTTTCTCAATTTCGCTTAAATTGAGTTTTATATGCTCGCTTAAATCAGAATCACACCTTTGTTGGTAAATACAAATGAGATCGCCGGGCGACAAAGTTAACTCGGCATGATTGATTCTACTTCCCGCAACTAAATCTTCTCCGGCATATGTTGTAATTGTACCAGCTCGGGTTTTTACTACAACTCCATAAACAAGTGGTGCCAATTGAGGGGTTTTCCGAGAAAACTCATTTTGTAATATTATTTCATCAATGATTCGAGAACCAATGATACCGTTTGATATGGATTTTCCGCAAATCGCGACCACAACATTTTCGGGAGACACGTCCGATTCAATCCCTAACAATGCAACATTGGGGTTTTTTATATCATTTGAAACACCATACACTTTTTTATATTGTCCCGAGCCAATTAATTTGGACATATCTGGATAAAGCTTTTTTGTTTCCGTTGCTGTTCCAAAAGCCGCCATTCTAATTCTATATAATTTCACCCATATAAAGATTTGCCTCTAAACATACTAATGACCACTCGCTACATTATTTTGACCAAGGACACCGACGCCGCCGCCGACAACAACACCGGCAATCAGATTTTCTCCATCAATCGCTCGCTCACCTATCTAATGCCCGCCGTAAATACCGCCTATTATGTTAATCGCGGCCTGTTCGAGAACAACCTCATCGAATGGTGTAAGCAGTTTTGTAGCAAAGACGCGATTTTCCTGGATATCGGCGCACACACCGGAAGTTATGCGATTACATTGGCACCTTATTCGGCAAAAGTCTTGGCATTTGAACCCCAGCGCCAGACATATTACGCATTGTGCGGCGGCGTGGCGCTCAGTGGAGCACAAAACGTCGTATGCCACGAATATGGGCTCGGCAATGACTCGCAAGTGGGCACAAAAACACTCCATATTGTGAGCAATGATGGCGGGGGGTCCACGGTTTGGGCACCGCCCGCCGACAAAGTCCTCGGCACCGAAGAAATCCAGGTGCGAACGCTGGACTCGCTGAATATCCAAGAGCGTATTTCGTTCATCAAGATGGATGTAGAGGAAAACGAGCTCCATGTATTACAGGGAGGCATGGAGACGATTGTGCGCGCGGGATACCCAAAAATATTGTTTGAATCGAACAATGAGAGCGCGGCGTTGTTCAATTATTTGCGAGATGTGCTGGGGTACCAGATAGTGAAAGTGAATGGGTATTTCAATATGTATCTGGCGACTATGTAATGGTATCTATGAGTTCATTTCAAATATTATATGTGAAATGAAACAATTAATTATTTCTTGTTTTTACGTGTGCCGCCATTCTTACTATGGCGACCACGCTTAGACTTAGGACTTGATTTGGGACTGGACGTAGGACTAGACTTGGGACTAGATTTTCGTTTACGCATAGGATTAATTGATGGTTGAAATATTGGAATGTCATTTTGTCCAATGCCAATATATCGACCTCTATTAATGCTGGATTCATATGGTCCAAACATGCGATTGCTATTACTATTACTGTTGCTAGATTCAAACACGCTATTGCTGTTGCTACTAAGCTTGCTTGGTCTCAAGTCTTCTTTTTTCAGATTGGATAGGTCTTCTTTTTTCAGATTGGATAGGTCTTCTTTTTCAGGCATTTTCACATAAGCACTAGCACCAGTATTTTCGGCAATATCATCATCTATTTTTTCAAGAGCACTAATTAGACTATTCATCCGTTCATCATCAGACTTCATTATTTTGCCGTGCATTTCCACGCGTTCCACTTCTAATATTTCTCGAATATACCTTTTAATAGTAACCGCGTCTCTTGATGATATATCATATTCTCCAAGATTGCGAATACCATTTGTTGCCAAATACGCATCCACAGAACCGCTCATATTAACCATTAACCACTCATCAATATTTTGTTTAATCACCGCCAAATGTTCCACGTTAGTTATATCAAACTTTTCTTTTGGTGGCGGAGGCGGCGGCTTGGGTGGCGCCACTCTCAGTTCGCCGCTTGTTTTTTCTGCCTGTACATAGGTGGAAACCCAATGTTTCCCCGGACCCAGACCTTTTCGTTCACCAATATCATAAAGTATTTCTAAAATACGTTCAAATATGGACCCCTTTATATTCTGAAATCGTTGTGCTATAAATGCAAGTTGATTTATCTTTCCAAAAGGTGGCAAAATGTATATCTTGGATTCGCGATTCAATCTGTGCGGGTCACGCAAATCAACCGTTTCAGGTCCAATCGCGGGGAGCTTCAAAATATCATCCACGGTTCTAAGCGGTGGTCCATTCATTTGTATCCGGGAACCCGTATATAACGTATTTAAATCTACACACACTTGTCGATTAATCACTTCCAAAATCTCATGTAAAGCCGGCCACCTCTTCAAATCTTCCACCTGCGTTTTTACATGTTTATCAAGCTCTTTTCCCTCGATAATTTTTAATGCTGCTGATAACACCGCGCTTTTTTTCTCTCTCTTGTCAACCACGCTTATCAACCTTCTTATACTGGCTTCTTGAATGTGTATAAACTCGTGGAATGGATGTTTCAAACAAAGACAGGATTTGCCTTCAATGATAACGTTGTCAATTGGTTCAAGCGTAGCTTTCGAGTTCAAAAGCATTGATAAACGTCCTAAACGCAATTCCTGGGTACCTGTGAAATAAGAGCCTTCGCCGGCACTTCGATTCGCCTCAGGTATTGTGTGTGTCACCAAAACTCGGCCTTCCCATATTCCGCCATGACCACAATTAAAGGTTGAAATCGGTATTCCCATCAACGAAGTTCGTCTCGCTGATTCACAATGGTCCAGGTCATCGCCGTCGATTTCAGGGATAAATGGCAATCCGGTTAGTGCGCATATTGCCACAGATTCTATGTCAACACCTGTCAAATATTTTGACCAACGTTTATTGCGAATATCATCCCAATAGGTGTCGTCGGGTTGTTTTTTATAAACAGATGCGGCATCGGCTACTGCGGATATTCCTCGTAAATGCGTCGGGTTTTTGGCTCCTTTTTCACCTCGTGTCTTTGCTTCTAACCCCCAGTAGTCAGAGAATATATCCAATGCGTTTCCTTCGGATGCGGCGCCTCTTAATTTGGGTGGCCAATCAACCGAATGCGGTATTGCCCCGTGTTCAAATGTTGTGATTACTCGGGCTTTGCCACTTTTTGAAGTAGTGCCCCGCGATTTGGGCTTGGATTTGGAGTTTTGTTTTAGTGGATGCCCATTATCTTTTTTGGGTGGCATTATATATTATATACATAATTTACGTTATTCGAGAAGTTATTTGGTTATGCTAAATTACCAAATGTAATATTATTTTGCGCAATACTTATATAGATGTTCACACCAAAAAAGGCGGAATCTTCAACAAATCCAGAAACTTATACTATTACGGCGGAAACAACATTGTATCGCGGCGATACGCCTTTTTACATTGCAAATAAAGATAGTCTGGCAGTTCTTAGAGAGGTTCCGACATTTTTTGGTCTGGCCAAAGACGATGTTGCTCAATATGGCATTATACACGCCTGGACTGCAACCAAAGACATCGAACTGTTACATTTAGATAATCCGGATGTAATGAAAGGTATTTATGACGCAGCGCCAGAACATGTAAAAACAGTGTTGCAAGAAAATTATGGATACCAGCCAGGTTCAAATACGATTGGCCATAGCATCTCTATTTTTGAAAAAGACAAAATATTTTACGAATATTTGTGTACAACTGGAAGCCCTGGTTATGCTTCGACCCGGTCGGAGGGCGAAGAGAACAGCGCCTACGAAATTATGATATGTAATCCGGGTCCAGATAGTTTTAGATTTGAGGAGATTGTTTTACCGAGTGATGTTGGTGATAAAATCCTGTATATAGAGAGAGAAATTGCCGAATATCATAAACGGACTGCTCCAAAAGTAGAGGCGGTTGGAAAAAAGAAAAGACCGGAAACTGTATTTTTATCGCCACCATCAAAGTTTATGGCATTTGCCGACTCACCACCAGCAAAAATGATGGCATTTGCCGACTCACCCAATTATTCACCGGATGGACAACGTATATACAGACCATTGCGGTCCCCTGATGGTAAAAGTCCGATTAAATCAAGCTTTGGAACACCGGCACGTAAAGGAAGAGCTTTATTTGTACACGATGAACTCGAAGAACTCCCGAGTACACCTGAAAAAAAAACTAGTAAAACCCTATTTGAATCACCAGGCGGTTCCAAAAAACGCAAATTAAATAAGAAACGCAAGACAAAGAGAGGCAAGCGAAGTTTAAGGTCTAAATAATTGATTTTTGTTTATTGTGAATAATAAACAAAAATGATAGGCTCAGTGTTATCGGTCCTTCGCTTTATCGGTGCTACGTTTTACTTCATTTACCATTTCCCACCCGAGCCTCCCGTTTTCTTCACCATAATATTGTTTCCCTTTGCTTTTCGCTTCGCATTTGGGTCATATTCGTCTCCTTCATCGTCGTCCGTCAGATTCTTTGACAATTCCCAGAACTCCTTTGACCCCAACTTGTAATCGGGTCTGTCTTCGGCCTTGTACCAAAAAATCTGGTCGGTTATTTTGTTTGACTTGGCATTGTTGTTCAAAACCAACGCGCCATAATTCTCGGTCGTCTGGTCCATTACCGAACAAAACGACTCCAAAGTGGGGAACATTGACGCAAAGTTCTCCCAAATCTTCTTGCGATTGGCTAAATAGTTCTCACGCAATATGAAAACGTAGTCAATATTCGTGCGGAGATTCGGCGGTATACCTAACGGGTATTGCATAGTGATGATTAACATCACCTTCCAGTGTCTGCCGTTCATGAACAAAGCGCGCATCAATTTATCCCTCGCCCACGTGTTGTCATAGAGGCAATCATCGAGGATAACAAAGGTACGCGGGTCGATGGAGCATTTCTTATAGGTCTCCATCTCCTGGTTACACTGCTTCATCACCGCGCGCTGGCGACGTAGCACATTCTCGATAAGGACCGAGTTGTATTCTTCGTGAATAAAGAGTTTCGGCACGAGTTTTCCGTAAAAACCGTTACCGGCTTCTGTGCCGGATATGACTGTACCAATGGGAATGTCTTGATGGAAGTAGAGCAAATCTTTGACCAAAAAGGTTTTACCAGTATCACGACGCCCAATCAGGACAATCACGGGACCCTTGTTTTCTTTCGGGTCGAACGTAATCGACCTCATATCAAACTTCCGTAATTCAAGAGTCATTTAGAAGAAATTGAAATATAGGATTGTTTCATATATTTAAATCGCGTGTGTAACGCCGGGGTTTCCCTAAACCCGATGTATAGAGGCACAACTACATGCGTTGTTTATGAATATAAATATTGGTTGATTTAGGTATATCATTATACCCAATGAATCCATTCAAATTGAATTACCAGAAGGTGCGGATACCCAACTTGGAAACCATGGCCCAGCAATGGAGCGAACAAGAAGACAATGACCAGACCTCATACGATTACAATCCGTTTCGCATAACTGGGCTCCAATCGTATAATCCGCTATACAATCTGTTTTTCAATATGGACTCGACGAATTGTCAGAAAATTACGCTAAATCACAAAAATATTGTCACCAGCTTGGAGACCGTATCCGAAGGTACCAAGGTTCAAGACGGCGCCAAGTCACAAGACGGCGCCAAGTCAACCGAGGCAGCGAAGATATTTGTAAAGTCTTCGCCTCTCTTAGACCCTCTCCATTTCCTTCGCGGCAAATACGATTTGGAAAACCCGTTGATACGCCAACTCCCCACACTGGATTCCACCAAAGACACGTGTTTCCCTAAAATACTCGATGCCAATAACTCCGCCTATGTCGACGGATTCTTTTCCTATTTGACCTCTATGATGCATGAGAACCACGGATGGATTCACGGGGTCCAATACTATGGTTCTTTTTTGGGAATCCAGTCGCGATTCAGATACAATGTTGCAGACGACATTGACTTCCTGGAAGATTCCGAATACTTTTCGAAGAACATATCAAAGTATTTTGACTTGGATGATGAAGCATTTGCGCTTTTCAACCAGAAGTCGGGACCGGGCTCGCGCCGAAACCGCGATAAACTCATGATTGTGGAAGACGAAACGATTGACCTTGGAATCGAGGATTTGGATGACACCATGGCGTCTACCCATGACGTGGGTGTTGTATCAAATGTGTCCTCCTCAGAGACACAGGCGGTCAATGAAGACACACATGATTTGGTAGACATCGACGCCGAAACCGAATACATAGCAGAGACACGAGAGCGCGCACCCTCTGACTCATCCGATGACAGTTCGATATCCAATTCAGAAAGCGATGACGACGACGATGTCGCAAACAAATGCGACGAATGCGGGTGCGAAGTAGTATCCACCAAATACCTTACTGAAGTCGATGGGAAATCCTATTGTGGTGGTTGTAAGCCATCGGCGGCCGAAGGCGAAGACGACGATTCGTCCGATTATACCGATTACAGCGGTGACGACGACGAAAAGATGTTTGCGTATTTACACGACTTCCCCGTCCAGCTCATATTCCAAGAGAGGTGTGAAGGAACCTTCGATGAACTCCTCGTATCACGGGCCTTGTCGCCAAAACAGACATTCGCCGCGTTGTTCCAAATCCTGATTGTTCTCGCGACTTACCAAAAGATGTTCAGTTTCACCCACAACGACCTCCATACCAACAACATCATGTGGGTAAAAACCGACCTAGAACACATCCAGTATTTGTTTGAAGGCCAATATTACCGTGTGCCGACCTATGGCCGCATCTTCAAACTCATCGACTTTGGCCGCGCCATTTACCAATTCAATGGTCGCTGTTTCTGTAGTGACAGTTTCTCCGAAAACGGCGACGCCAATTCGCAGTACAATTGCGAGCCATATTACAATCCCAAGAAACCGGTCATTGACCCGAATCCCAGTTTTGACGTTTCGCGGCTTGGTTGCTCCCTCTATGACTTCACCATGGAATCAGATTCCGTAGAGCTGAAGAATCTCATCGACGAATGGTGCGAAGACGATTATGGCAAGAATATCCTCTATAAATCCAGTGGTGAAGAGAGGTATCCCGGATTCAAATTATACAAGATGATTGCGCGAATTGTGAATAACCTGGTGCCCAAAGACATTTTGAAAAAACCCATTTTCACAAAATACCGCATTGCCAAGGCGCAGAAGGGACTGTTAATCAACATCGACGAGATGCCTGTGTATATTAATTCCGCCTAAACCCTATTAGAGGCATTCGCCGAAAATACACAACCAATGGAACATATTGATAAAATCATTTATATCAATATGGATGCCCGCACCGACCGCCGCACCGAGATTGAAGCGGACTTTGCGCGGGTCGGCATTGACCCCGACAAAATCATACGATTCCCCGCATCCAGCTACAATGGATGCCCCAACACGGGTTGTCTCATGAGCCACACCAACTCACTCCATCTGGCATATGAAATGGGATACGAGAACGTCCTCATCTTGGAGGACGATTTCCGCTTCATCACGGATGTCGACAAAATCCACGCCGATTTGGCCGCGTTTTTCAATATGCTGCTGCCCTGGGATGTCATGATGCTCACCACATGTTCGCCAGTAGTTATGCCTGAATATGTAGGGGACTTGGTCTCGCGTATTTCGTCATCCACAAATGGCGCCGGCTATTTAGTGAATCGCCCCATGATGCCCGTGTTGATGGAATTGTTCGATAACAATGTCGAGAACCTCTATCATACCAAGGCGCATTGGATATACCAGAATGATATTTTGTGGAAGTCGCTGATGCCCGTGAAACAATGGTATATGTTCAATCACTATTTGGGGTACCAGGTCGCCGGATACAGTGACCTTTCGCAAGACCAGAAAATCGCAATTTTGCCGCAAGTAATAGAGGCGGCCAATATTCGATAATCATACCCAATTTGGTAAAATATATATAAAGTCAATAATAATATTATAACAATGCCGCGCAAGGAGACTGTTATAATATGCCCGCCGAGTGACGCTAGCCCTCTCTTACAAGCCCAATATGACAATATGGTTGACGTATTGGTTAAGCATGATATTCGCGTTATATCGATGAAAGACAAGTCGGGGTCATCTGATTCCGTTTTCATCCAGGACCCCTACATTGAAACCCCGACCCATATTGTGGTCGGCAAGTTTCGCAACCCGACTCGGACCCACGAGACTAGCAATATTAGAACAAAATCTTCGAAGCCGGTGCGAAAAGTGGAGCGCGGATTCTTGGAAGGCGGTGACTACCTCTATCATCGCGGCATATCATTTGTCATGGTCGGGCCGAGAACTAGCCGACTGGCAATCCGCGATTTGATGGTTGCCGACGCATTTGGCACCCATAAAGTGGCGCGAATCACATCGAGCGACTCCGAAATAATACACTTGGATTTGATGCTGGGATTCATCGATGATGTGGCGGTCATCTGGTCGGGCGCAAAAATGTTTATCGTCGATGTGTATGAGAGGGCAGGGAACAAGATTGCCTCTCTTCCGCTCGCGGATTATTTGAAACATCTGGGATACCGCATTTTCGAAATAACGGACGATGAACAGCGCGAATATGTATGTAATTTTGTGTGTTTTGACAAGTTTGTTCTTGCGACCGAAGGGAGCGGTCATCTTCTACGAGAGGCAACAAAGAAACCCGTGATTTGCGTCTCGCTCAGCGAACTCGGTAAAATGGGCGGCGGGGTTCATTGCGCTGTGAAACAGAAGCTCGACGCTTAGATGTATACCGACGTTGTTTACGCGTTTTTTTGCGACCACCCGGCGTCTGAGAATCATGTTTCTCAATCCCCTTTTTTTCAAATGGATTACAACAAATTGGATAATAATATTCGATTCGAAATGGATACATGTGTGAGAATATGGATTCCACACTTAACTCAGCCTGTGATGTTAAATTATTACTATATTCCAAGCTTGATAATTTGAACGATAAACCAAAGGCCTTGGCCAATTTACGAATAAACCGAACAGGAAATCCAGATTCATTTATTGTGTGACCCGTCGTATATAATAAATCATTTGCGTGTGATTTCTCAAATGCAAATACGTTAGACCCAGCAGTGCTTGTATTGCGCTGCATCACTTGCCGGATTTCTTCGAGCATAGTGTATATTGCTTCTGATAAACCAGGGTCATCAACGTATATTTTTGGTTCAAATAAAACATTTGACATTAAGCTGTCGCATGAATAAAACCCTTGCTTAGTCATTTTGCGTTTATCTTCATCTGAAGACAATGGATAATATGTTAACGCTTTTGTTTTGGAAAGTATGGCACCTTCTTTACAATCATTTTCTTTTTTATCATACACACGTTTTGTTCGTTTTAAAAACCCAATTGCGCCTTTAACTATTATTTTACGATACTCTTCTTCCGTAACCCCCTTTTTTTCCATATCCATTTTAAACTGTGCCCAATCGGTTGAATCGGTTTCATCTGAAAACCACCACATTAAAACATCTTCAACATCTTTGATTTTATATGTAGGGTCATCAAGCTTTCCATTCAATGTTGTTATATCAGCTTCTAATCGACTCGTCTTTTTATGATAGTAAGGAACACATTTACTATATTCTTCGCCAATCTTTTCGCGAATTGCGTGTTTGGCATTACGAGATAATTTTCCCTTTGATTTATTTTGGAGCATCAATAAATCATGAATATAAGGGATTTGTGGTATAAGAGAAATTTTATTATCTGGAGTAGCTTGTACAAAGCATTCTGGCATTGCTTTTGAATTGACAGACGCTTTTCCTCCGGGTTCATTGTCAATAAGACTACCGCCATGCCCATAGCCCAATGCGTCAAACTTAACGATGTCATAAATCGATATAATGCGACCTGCTTGATGCGCATAAACGAATAACATATAGGCGATTATCATTGTTAGTACATAATCGATTGCTTTGTCGGGTCCTTGTTTTTCTAATATTTTTCTAAAGTTTAAAAGTGAATGCCCCGACTTTACAAAATCTTCATATGGACTTGAAAATCGGTTTATACGTTCTTTACGGTTTTGGTACAAAAATTGTGTTTCTTTATCATTTGTTGCTTGTATTAGTAGGTCCCAATTTCCAATAGAGAAAACTATTTCGGGAAGTTGTCTATATTCGTCTTCCTTCACTTTGTTCTTTTTATTGGATGATTCGTCTGGGGATGCCTTTCGTTTACTCATCTATATATCAATTGTTATATATTTATTGGATATAGCGACCTCTAAGCGTGCGACCTCTAAGCGTGCGACCTCTAAGCGAGCGACCTCTAAGCGTGCGACCTCTAAGCGTGCGACCTCTAAGCGTGCGTTTGCGCGTCTTATTACCACCTTCCGAATCATAGGATGGCATATCTTTGATATCATGCCCACTGCGACAACTCGTTGATGTATATCTCGGTATACTACCATAATAAGAAAGCGCGTTAAATAATTTTGTCGGGTCTAACTCTCTTATGGAATTAGAAATATATTGATAATCGACACGCATTATATTGAAAACAATCGACAACTTTTGAAACATTTTATATGGCAATCCATCTCGATTCAGTTTGCGTCCTCTTTGATTTTCATATAACGCATCTACATAATAGCTTAATTTACCACTTTCAATATCGTATTTTTCAATTAAATCACTCCGTAGAATCGCAAATCCATCATTCATAAATGAATCAAATTTGGGGTCGTCACTCTGAACGTGAAACAAAATAAAAAAATTAGCCAACACATCTGGATACAATCCGGAATCACTGGATAATAATTGGATTTGTGGAATCAGTTTTTTCTTATCGGGGGCGGTAACTAGATTATGAGATTTAAACGCATCTGTTCCCGAGCGGTGCGAGCCTTCAACACACTCTTTTTGTTGTTGAATAAATACATGTTCTTTTTCTCTGAGTATTTCAATTGCCGCTTGAATCGCCTCGGCAACATCTTTTTCTGTAAACATTTTATCACGAAATGCTTGTGTTTTTCGTTCTACCCCATACTTAAAAATAATATAATCATCCCATTCGTTCGAACACCATTCTTCGATAAGTCTGGGAATCGTGCTTTTCATAATTATGTTTATTCCGCGGGTATTTGGAACCTTTTCTTCACTTAGTTCAATTATTTTTTGTATCGCAATTTGTATTTTATAAATATCACCGGCATACATTTTACTTCTTGTTTCATATCGTTGGCTGATTGTATCTCGGAGCTCTGTTTTTTCAGAACGAGATAGACTTTTATTTTTACTATATTGTGTATGCGCATAATCCATACTTGGGTTGAGATGACTCGTTGTTCCAATTATATTTGATGGCATACAAAATGTAATGCTGTCTGTCATATATTTCGGGTTGATACTATTTGACTTGGCTGTTTTTTCTCCTCCGTGTCCAAAACCCAATACATCAAACCTAAGAATGTCTCGAATCGATAGTGTCTTTTTCTTTTTCTCATACACATGGAACAAGTAAGATTCGAGTAATTCTATTAAATAATCGATTGTTCTATCGGGTCCATGTTTTTCTAAGAATTGCGGGATAATAGTACCGGAATATTGTTGTTTCTCAATATCTTGATATGGAGTTGTAACCATGCGTTGATGAGTTCTGCTATTATAGTAATATCGTTTTGATTTATTGGTTTCTGTTATTGTTTCCCATTTTTGTAAAAATCCAAGTTCACGTAAGATAAAATCCATTGATTTGGGTGGAGATGATTCTTCTTTGTGTCGCTTAAAGATTGAATCTTTTTGGGAAATGGGTGAATATTGTCGTTTTTCACTCATCGACCCAAATGTTGGTATATTATATTATAACAACATTCCACCGACCGACAAAGGTATTTACCGACGGTCTAAAACTCCGCATTGAAATCAAACACATCCCCTGCGACTTCCTTATTTGCCATCGCATATTCACTGTTCATGCGTTCAAAGAAATTGACTTTGCTATCGACACTAATCAACTCCATGAAATCCAGCGGATTCGGAACGCCATAAATCTTCGGCACGCCCAACTGGACGCACAAGCGGTCACCCACAAACTCTACATATTGCGACATCAGTTTCATATTCATGCCAATCATTCGACAAGGCAGCGCGACCGTGATAAACTCCTTCTCGATTTCGACCGCCTCTCTCACAATATTTTGCGCAAGAATCTTGTCCGGTTTCTCCAGCAACTTACCATAAAGCATAATCGCAAACTCCGTATGTAATGCCTCGTCGCGACTAATGAACTCGTTCGACAATGTGAGCCCCGGCATTAAACCACGCTTCTTAATCCAATAAATTGCGGCAAAACTGCTGCTGAAGAAGATGCCCTCGACACACGCAAATGCCACCAGACGCGTGGCAAATGTTTGGTCGCCCGATATCCATTTGCGCGCCCAATCCGCTTTTTTCTGGATACATGGGACGGTTTTAATCGCCGAAAACATTCGCCCTCGGGTCTCGCGGTCCTTGATATAGGTATCAATCAACAAACTGTACATCTCGGAATGAATGTTCTCCATGGCAATTTGGAATCCGTAGAATGCCCGCGCCTCGGCCAATTGGACATCTGCCATGAACCGCGTCGCCAGATTCTCCATCACAATTCCGTCGCTCGCCGCGAAAAACGCCAGCACCATTGAAATGAAATATTGCTCATCCTCGTTCAATCGGCTCCAGTCTCCCAGGTCCTTCGACAAATCAACCTCCTCCGCACGCCAAAAACAATCGACCTGTTTTTTGTACATTTTCCAGATATCCTCATCTCGCACTGGAAACATCACATAACGGGCCTCGTCTTCGTGTAAAAGGTAGTCAATTGGTGTCGCGTCGTCATTCATCCTAAATAATATACTTGGTAGATTTTATGCCCTTATCGGAAAATCATTTTGGCTCGAGCTCCTTGGAAAAATACGGGATTATGAACGCAGTCAGTAATGCACCCGTAAGCATGAAACATCGTTTGGAACCCCATAAATTATTCGCCAAAATATCTAAATGAGCCAAATGGATTTAGACCAAAAAACCATATATAAAATGGCATTCATATACAATTCGCTCGAGCAGGGCTGGAGTGTCAAAAAACGCGATGGCAAATACATATTTCAAAAGTCGCATAATGGAAAACGCGAAATCTTCCAAGACGATTATTTAGAGAAGTTTATCACGGAGAATTCGTCGATGGACAATCGGAGGTAGTCGCAAATAGTCGGATGATTTCTAGTTTATCACGATTTTCATTCGCAATAATACGCTCTGTTTGTCGTGCGATTTCGTCTTCCAATAGAGGCAATCGCATATATAGCATGGGATTCACGGACTCGCAAGTTTTAGTCACATATTTGTTGGGATTGAACACAATCAGTATCACTTTATACGGTGTAGTGCCATCTTCATTCAACATAATATTGGGGTCCGTGGATACACACAGCACCGTATCCGCGATAACAATACGACACTCGATGCGCACTCCAGCAATATAGAGGGGTGATTCGTGTTGAAATCCATCAAAACGGGAAGCCACAAATTGGTATGTCGCTTGTTGCTTGGAGCGACACACCGTCTGGAACGTGAGAGGGTCTTCTGGAAAAAGCGTTACGTAACATGGGGTGCAATACCCACGGAACCGGGGACTCGCCGGTTGTTCTTGACACTTGGATAAACCACATTTGGGTAAACCACTGCTATTGGCAACCCTCGACGTCGTCGTCATATTTTTCATATTGGGGCCCTTGTGTTCGGCGCAAAAATGGGGGCAACCTTGTTCCACGCCATAAAGAGGTCGATTTCGACACCCCACATGTTTACAAATGCGCGGCATCTCTAAATAATGCCCCGACAATAAAAAGTGGGGGCACAACGTCAGATTATCATTAGTATTTGTCTTCGAATATACGACATATAATGGTATCTAGAGCAATGTAGGGAAATTACATTTTGTGTTCCAAATCACGCTTTTTACACTCGCGTCTTTTGCGCGATTATTTAGGAAAAAATATGTTTTCGAAGTATATATAAAAAATGGGAGGAGCACTCATGCAATTAGTAGCCTACGGCGCACAAGACGTTTTCCTTACAGGAAACCCCGAGATCACCTTCTGGAAGGTATCTTACAGAAGACACACCAACTTCGCTATGGAGTCCATCGAGCAGACCTTCAACGGTCAAGCCGACTTTGGCCGCAGGGTTTCCTGCACCATCTCCAGAAACGGCGATTTGGCCTACAGAACCTATGTTCAGGTCACCCTGCCCGAGATTAACCAGTCTATGGGCGCCTCCGGCACTGGCCCTGTCTATGCCCGTTGGTTAGACTACCCCGGCGAGCAGCTCATTGCCCTCGTTGAGGTCGAGATCGGCGGTCAGAGAATTGACCGTCAATATGGTGACTGGATGCACATCTGGAATCAGCTTACCCTCTCTTCTGAGCAGCAGGCTGGTTACTACAAGATGATTGGACACACCACCCAGTTGACCTACTTGTGCGACCCCGCATTCGCTGACATCAACGGACCCTGCGCTTCCACTGGCGGCCCCAGCCAGGTTTGCGCTCCCCGCAAGGCTCTCCCTGAGACCACCTTGTACGTCCCCCTCCTCTTCTGGTTCTGCAGAAACCCCGGTCTTGCTCTGCCTTTGGTTGCTCTCCAGTACCACGAGGTCAAGATTAACATCGACTTCAGACCCATTGGCGAGTGCTTGTGGGCTGTCAAGTCTTTGTCTGACACCGCCGGTACTTCTCAGGCCGTCACCACTGCCTACCAGCAGTCCCTTGTTGCCGCCTCTATCTATGTTGACTTCATCTTCTTGGATACTGATGAGCGCAGAAAGATGGCCCAGAACCCCCATGAGTACCTCATTGAGCAGCTTCAATACACTGGTGATGAGTCGGTCGGATCTTCCTCCAATAAGATCAAGATCAACTTCAACCACCCCTGCAAGGAGCTCATCTGGGTTGTCCAGCCTGATTCCAACGTTGACTACTGCAATGCCTTGGAGGGTGGATCTACCTTGTACAAGGTTATGGGTCCCCAACCCTTCAACTACACCGATGCCATTGATGCTCTCCCTCCCTCGATTGCCGTCTTCGGTGGTCAGGCTGAGACCTCTGGTGCCACCGCCTTCATCTCCGGCGGTGTCTTCCAGATGCCCGGTGCTCTTGATGGCCTTGTCTCCTCCAACACCTCCCTCGGCAACAATGCTGCCGGCTGGGACCACTCCATCCTTGACGGTGCTAGTGGAAACAACGGCTCCCTCGTCTCCGATGCCGGCACATTCGTGCTCGCTGAGACCGCCCTCAACATGCACTGCTGGGGCGAGAACCCCGTCGTCACCGCTAAGCTCCAGCTTAACGGCCAGGACAGAATCTCTGAGCGAGAGGGTTCTTACTTCGACGTTGTCCAGCCCTTCCAGCACCACACCCGTGCCCCCGATACTGGCATCAACGTGTACTCATTCGCCCTCAGGCCTGAGGAGCACCAGCCAAGCGGCACATGCAACTTCTCCAGAATCGACAATGCTACCCTCCAGCTTGTCCTTTCTTCGGGAACTGTTGTTGGAACCAACACTGCCAAGGTCAGAGTGTATGCTTACTCTTACAATGTCTTGCGCGTGATGGCTGGTATGTGTGGGGTTGCATATTCGTAAAATTTAATGCGAATAAATGTGCGTTCAAAAGACGCGCAAGTGGATTCAAAATCTGCTACATCTCCAAATTGCGGGAAACCCCTCAAGGTATGAAATACTAAGCTTATCAAGAAATTGGTAGGTGGCTTATGATAACAACATAAGGTAGAGTAAAAAGTTTCATATTATAGGGCAATCCGCAGCCAGTCTTCTAAGTCCGTTATGATAGGATATGAAGGCGGTTCAACGACTAAATGCTGATGGGCGTGAGAAGAATAATCACCTTCGATGATCGCTTAAGATATAGTCTATCCCCACTCGAGAGAGTGCTGTGCCCTTTTAAAAAGCACAGAGTAGCAACATCCAGAAATGTTTGTTGTGTTATTACTGGTATTAGAGCTTAAATTTCCAATTGTGTTTGATAAAAAAACCAATGTTTTTTATCAACCCTTTCTTTTGTCAGAAAGCAATCTTATATGTTGTGCTTTGTATTCTTCGTCGCTGTATTTGTGTAGCATATCATCCCGATGTTTTTGTTTCCGTTGCTGTGCTTCTTCGCGCATTTCATTTGGTGTTTTTTTATTTTTATTTTTTGCGATTCGATGTATTGTTTTTTCACCAATGTCAATTTCACACGTATTTTTATTAGAGCTATGAATCATTGTAAGCTTATTTATAAAGTCATCAAATAACAGGTCAAGTTTCATCACGTTACATTCAAAACAACACGGTCTGATATTTTCAGAAACATACCCAATATTGTTATCAAATCTGTCAACACCATTTGTGTGTATATTGCTCGCTGGTTTATCACAAATATAACAATTGCGATTTATGATATCGGTATATTCTTCGTGCGTCATTTGAAAATCATAACCAAGTTTTACCGCTCGGGCTTGGTAATCATTATAATCACAACTAGTATGATTTGGGAAAATATCCGGATATAAATTGCCGGAAATACGTTTTTGTATTGTTAAAATATGTTCGACACGTTGTACAAATGTTATATTGTCGAGAGAACCTTTAATAAAATTACACACCTTACAACAACTGACACAATTTTCGCCGATATATCCTTCTTTTTGATTTTTACGGTCAATTCCGTTAAAACCTTTTTCTTGAATAATTGCGCAATAATAACATGGCTGTCTTACAAGTGATTCAAACATGTCCAATGTAAACTCAAATGGAAGTCGATATTCTTCCGCCCGTTTTTGATACATATAAAACGAAGCAGGAATACTTTTCTTTTTGTTTTCATTGTTTTCAGCAACCTTTTCCGGATTATTTTCACGCCATTTTGCGGCATTATGTGCGTTTCTTGCCATGTATTCGTCATAATTGCCTTCAATTTGACGTTGTCGATAATTCATTGTTTTCAATACCACCTTTTCGTAATTATTTTCAACCCACTCATTCTTAACAGCCACCCGCTCCGGCTTCTTTGAGTTTTTTCTGTCAAGTTCGCGCACATGTTCTTTGTCACGCTTCTCATTTTGCCTCGCAAACTCATCTCTACATGCCTTACACGTCTTGGTTTCTTGACCATTTGCGCCCACATAAGAATCCACTGGGTTCGACTTACAACAAACCGAACATTGCTTGAATCCATCGACAATGTCAGACACCACAGCGCTCCGTGCGGCATGGTCTCGCACCCGTTCTTTTTCCAAACATTCGGCACAACTCCGATTCAGGTAGTCCGACGACAACTGGACTCGACATCCGCGCAAATACTTGGTACAAGGTCGCGTGCCGGCGTTCGTACATTCATCCACAAACACACAAATCTGATGGAGTCCACAATACGCATTGTCGGTGGATTTTGAATGAGTACATCCGGGTTTCCCACACGGTACGACAACGGCACTGACGCGCAGTTTTTCGCGATTGGTCGCACCTCGACCATGACATGTAGAACACTGATTTATACCGGGTTCCAAGTAATACATCTTTTTACAGCCGGAACACAACCGTGTTTGCTCGAGCATCGCGTCACTATAATCATTCATATACTGGTGGTTCTTACAGAATCGCGAATCGGGTTGATTGTAGTTGCGACATCCGTTGTTATTGCGGTCTTTTGCCAAACACTTCAT